TAAACACAGGTTTCTTTCTATCATCACGATTGAACAAAATAGATAAACGTGTAGCAGATTTGAGCCATGTCAGTCTCTGTATATAACGTTCTCTCGTGATACCTGCGACCTCCTCAGCACCAGCTTTAATAGCTGCTGCTAGAGAAAGGGTTTCTTCTATAAAACATGCATAATAAATGGATATATAAAATAAATATAAAAATGAAAATATAACTGAAATATGTAATGAAAATGAAGTTAAAAACATATAAATAGAATAGTAAAAACGTGTATATAAATTATTAAGTTTAGTAATCCGCTGATTTTCTGAGAATTACACCGGTGGATTAGCCAGTGCAACACATTTGTCAAATAACTGACAGAGCAAAGCGTTGAAGGGGACATTGACAATCCCGTTCCCGTAAATCATATACTCTGCCCATCCGTTTCCCGTGGGTTATAGCGATACGGATTGGTCGAAATAGCATTATACTACGTTTCAATGCACGTAGTAACATCTTCAGAGTCGATTCCACAACTTTCCGTAAACAACTTTTTATTGTTATTCTTGTAATCATCATGGTAATAAGGTTGTAGCACTTGAGTCATCTCACTATATGGGATGATTGAGACTTGTGCTTTCAACTCTGGATTCTTGGCAATAATAGCTTGAATCTTCTCTGTGAATTTCTCATAATAAGCTTTTCCATGAAGGTAAGCTTCTCTGAAAGATCCATCAGTATAAGCTCCAAACTGTTCTGCGAAAGATAAGGGTGTCTCAGTTGGTTTCTTGACCCAAAAGAATTTCTTCAAAATGGAATCTTCTTCGATAGGTGCGACAATCTTGTTCAAAGTCTCATGCTTAACAAAGTTTCTCTTTAGAAAAGAGATTTCTTCGATAGGAATGTATGGGACAGATTTTGCACCCTTATCAGCCATGGTGTAACCAATATCAAGTTTTTCAAACTCCTCCTGACAGGCAGTATGAGTGAACCACTTGCAATGGTCTTTGACTGACATAGCATTGTCATCTCCATATGTTGCGAGACTAACGTTCTCAGCGAATTTCTCCTTGACACTTCGGTTGAGAGCGTAATAAACGTAACGCATCATTAATGAATTGCAAATGCTGTTGAGTTGCACCGTAATAAGGTTGCCAGATGGATTACCATTGGCGAAACGATACAAGTCACCTTCGAATAAGATATTAGGATGAATGATATCAGACAAAGCACCTCGCACTAGTGCAAGTTCTTCATCTGTACATCCAACTTCCTTATACCAAGAAACGATAATTTTGGCGGCTGCACTTGTAATTTGAGCAGCCATCCGAGTATCAAAACCTGAGAAATCTCCAGCAATCATTTTAGCGATGCTGTGTTTAGTCAGATGTTGGTAAAGTTCTTCCCATTCCCTAGAGGTGGGTTCGATACCTACCAAACACTCGGTCTTTCTCCAGAATTTCCTCATAAATCTTGGCACGCCTGCCAATGCTTTTCTTGAGGCAATAAAGTTTGCGAAACCACTTCCATAAAACTTCCGAACTTTTTCATCGGCTTTCTTGTTTGGTAGTAGTTCATTAACTTTGCTGCTAGCTTTATAAATCGCTTCCGATCTATATCCGGTACGCCAGCAGTCTTCTGTGCGATCAATTTCCTTTTGAATATCATATTTGTCATTGAATTCTCTTGGAATTTGTACTAAAGATTCATCCATAGGATCTCTCTTCAGACATTGTTTCTTAGATTTTCCAATGGGAAAACCGGCTGAGGTATCGTTGGGACATCCTCCTAAGCCGAATTCACCTATGCCATCCATAGCCTCCTCATGAGAGTAAATTCGCAACATATCTTTACATTCTTCCCGATTATCTCGGATAGCTTGCAAAGTGTGCTCTTGGTAATCTTCGATCGCCTTCAAGAGAATATCTCCCTCATAATGTTGAACTGGATTAGTCAACTTGTTGAGAGTAGCCATACTCTTGGAAACGTCATTTGGTTTCTTTGGTGGTTTGTGCTTGTTGGCTCCAAAACTCTCTGACACACCTTTAAAAGGTGTTGGTATATAAGGAGTTCTAGCGCGACTTTCTAAGGGTTGTCCATCTTTCAGAACTTTCCCAATGAAGGTCACAACTGTCTTATCCTGTGTACCATCCTCACGGGTGTACAGAGGTTTGTCATTCACAACTGTGTAAGGTGTATCATAAGTGTTTACCTTCACTTCAGATGCCGAATGAACCAACAATGTTGGACTAGTCTTATCTAATTTGGCTAATCCTTCTCGCAAAAGTGGTTGTGTAATACACGTTAAATATCCACTGTGCGATTCAACATATCCCGCAACATGAAAACCATAAATGATTCCCTTTGATGAGTCAATGTATGGTGCACCACAAAGTCCACCGAAACCTTTAAAGTCCAAATTTACTTTCAAACCAGTACCTTTCTTCAAAGTGTACCTATGAACTGTTTGTTTTGTTCCATAAAGTAAACCTGGTTTCTCTAGATAACCATAATAATCCAAATCTTCAGCCAATTGACGTGCTGGTTGTTCAGACTTTACGACACGGTTATCAGGAGACTTCCAGAGGACTGTTGTAGCCCGAGTACGAAACTCAGGATATTCCTCTGGGAAAAATTGAGCGAAATTAGTGCTTGCTGGACTAGACGCTAAATGGATAAGAGCGAAATCTCTTTCTCTGTCAACATAGCAATATTCCTCGGTCAATTTTTGGTCCTTAGTTTTAGCGCTAGGGACTCCTGGAGTTGTCGATGTTTCAATATCAATGGGATAGACATCTGGAACAACATGAGATGGGATCAAGATAACATTAGATGCTACCATGATACCATTCACAGTTCCATATACCTCTCCTTTGGATTTAACAATAACAACTCGGAGAGCCTTCGCAATAGCTAATTGTAAATCAGCACTTGTTGTTGTTTTGGATACTTTAGTTTCTTTTGGTGTGAGTCGTGAATAACCTTCTTTATAATCTTTCTCATCCTGTAGAATAACGCGATGTGCGTTTCCTTTAGGACAATCGAGAATACGTTCAAAGATTTCAGTCTTCTCATCAAAGAAACTGGATTTGTCCTGTACAAAGAGTAAAGGTTTAATAACAGTATAACTCTTGTAGAGGGCAATGATTGATGCACCCAAAGCAAAATATTTGGTGATGTTCGATCTCAAATGATCACGAACACCTTCACACAAACTAGATAATCGATCTAATCTATTTTCCAACTCAGTATCAACTTCAACAACCATTCTATGATATAACTGGTAAAGTCTTAGAGTAGAAAAAGATATAGTCAAAATAGCTAGTTTATGACTAATAAGTGCTGCTACAGCTACTGAACCAAAGAGAGCAAGAATATGTTTCTTTAGTTCATTACGATAGCGCCATACTTTGGCATATAATGCTCCATCCTTATAGAGCTTTTTCATCGATG